CAAAAAGGTTGCTTGATCGGTCGCAGGGGTGGGTCTCCTCCTCCTTCCTACCCTAAGGTCTCTGGCTTATTCCCTCTCTTCACCGGTCCCACAGCTGGTGCTTGCTTTGAGGCGGCAGCGACGCCGGATTATCGTAACCGGCTTTTTTAATTTGGAGGAAATATGGATTCTTGGTCGCATAGAGCGGCGCTGATGCGCTGTGTGACGTGCATGTGGTTCGTACCGAAGTTGCATGAGGGGGCGAAGGAAGGCGATGTGATGCGCCTTGGACGCTGTCGCAGGCATGCTCCTACGATTGAGGGGTATCCGGCGGTCATGCCGAGCGACTGGTGCGGTGATCACAAGCTGGATGAGAACAAGTTAGGTGATTGAGCGCTGGACGGAGCGTTATCCGTTTCTGCAGCCGCTACAGGATCACTGGCAGGAGATCCGAGACGAGTACTTCAAGGTGCAGGATCGCACGGAGAAGTGGTTTGAGGATGGATTGCACAACGGCAAGTGGGAAGCCTACGGATTACGGTTTAAGAATCAGGATGTTCCGCACGAATGTCCGCGCACTGCGGAGTTGGTGTTCAGGATTCCGAATGTTTATATCGCTGGGTTTTCGATTATGAAGCCCGGTTGCCGCATCGAGCCGCATGTCGGGTACACGAGGGACGTACTGCGTGCGCATGTTGGGCTGGTTTGCCCAGAGGGTGCGTGGCTACAAGTGGGAGGGGAGATGTATCGGTGGAAAGAGGGGGAGGTCGTCGTATTTGACGACACGGTACTGCACAGTGCTGCGAATGAATCGCCGGAAGATCGCGTGATCCTGCTGGTGGATTTCATAAGGACGGCATCATGAGTTTCGTCGCTGGCGTAGATTTCTATCAGGAGCCGGATTTCCTAACTGGCTTAGAGATTCTGCAGATCCGCGATCAGGTGCTGGATATGAAGGACGACTGGAAGATCATCATCCCGTCGGATCATCTGTTCGGCCCCTCCAGAGATTTGATTCTGCAGCTAGGGGACGCTGGTCTGGGGTTCTATAACCTCGGGGATGCGACCTACCTGTTGCGCTGTAACAAGCAGACGGAGGCGGACATCAATGTGGATGTACGTGAACGCCTGTTCCGTGACTTTGAGTGGCTGCACAAAAAAATTTTAAGAAAGCTCGAGTCCATCACTGGCGTGGAGACTCGGCTTTTAGGTCTGACTGCACCCGGATTCCATATCAGCACGGTGCCGATCAAGATCAAGCCGTCTGAGTTCCATGAGGACTTCAGCATTTGGAAGTTCCGCCCTGAGGTTGACCTGCAGTCGATCTACTCGATACTGCTTCTGATTGAGGAGCCGACCGAGGGAGCGTGGCTTGAGTATATGGACGGTGACAAGAAGCGACTGAAGCAGTGGGAGTATGGAACCTTCCACATGTTCAGGGGCAGCATGCGTCACCGTATCGCCTCGTATTACACGAAGCTGGGCGAGCATCGCATCACACTGCAGTGCCATTACTTCCACGATAAGGTGGATAACGTGAACTGGGTGTATTTCTGATGGAGATTAGTTACCGCCCGCCCGGTAAGGCGGCTGAAGCGTTCCACATGGACAACTCGTTTGTCCGTGGTCTGATGGGACCTGTAGGTAGCGGGAAGTCTACGGCTTGCTGCTATGAGATCCTGTGGCGCGCTTTGGAGCAGCAGCCCGGGCCAGACGGCATTCGCCGCTCTCGCTGGGCAGCGCTTAGAAATACCTATCCTGAATTGAAGTCGACGACGATTCGTACGTGGATGGATTGGATGGTGGACATTGCGACGATGAAGTGGGATACGCCCATCACGTCGATCATCAACATCGGGGACATCGGTGACGGTACCGGTCTGGAACTCGAGGTGATGTTTATCGCGATCGACCGCCCCGAGGATGTGAATAAGTTGCGATCGTTGGAGTTGACGGGTGCGTGGATTAACGAAGCGTCTGAAATGGACAAGGCCGTGCTGGACATGTGTACCCAGCGCGTGGGCCGTTTCCCTTCTAAGCGCGTTGGCGGCCCTTCTTGGACGGGTGTCATTATGGACACTAACCCTCCAGACGATGACTCTTGGTGGTATCGGCTGGCTGAAGAAGAGAGGCCGGACACCTATAAGTTCTTCAAGCAGCCGGGTGGGCTGAGGCAGGATCTCGATCCGAAGAGTCCCACCTTCCAGCAGTATGTTCCGAACCCGGAAGCGGAGAACATCGAGAACCATGCGCTGGGGTATCAGTACTATCTGAATCAGGTCGCCGGTAAGAACGAAGACTGGATTAAGGTTTTCCTACTTGGCGACTACGGCACCACGCTCGACGGCAAGCCGGTCTATCCGGAGTGGAACGACAAGATCCACTATTCGGACAAGACGCTGAAGCCGGTCGCAGGGATGCCTGTATTGATGGCATTCGACTTCGGACTCACGCCTGCTTGCGCGTTCTTGCAGATGTCTCCTAAGGGGCAGCTGCTTGTGCTGCGGGAGTTGGTGTCTGAGGATATGGGCATTCGGCAGTTCTACTCCGAAGTGGTGCGCCCATTTATGCTTGCCGAATTTCCGGGCAACCGCGTAGAAGCGGTGGGTGACCCGGCTGGCAACATCCGTGCGCAGACTGACGAGAAGACTTGTATGCAGGAACTGCTGAGTCTGGGTCTGATCTGTGAACCGGCACCGACAAATGAATTTGTAGCGCGACGCGAGAGCGTTGCTTACTTCTTGCAGCGCATGTCGAGTGGTGAACCCGGCTTCTTGCTGGACCCTAGCTGCAAGATGCTCCGAAAAGGATTTAACGGCGGGTATCGCTACGAGCGAATCCGTGCGTCAGGCTCAACAAAATTTAAGGACCGCCCAGTGAAAGACAAGTTCTCACACATCCACGATGCATTGCAGTACGGCTGCTTGCAGATGCGCGACGAGATGAATCCCGTTCGCGCGCGTGCTGTAGTGGGCGCATCCGTTGGCGGCTGGGTGTAAGCGATGGCATTGAAATCAGCAAAGCTAGTTCGGGTTTCCGAAGAGTCGGTAATCGATCCAGAGCCGGTCGTACTGTCTCTCGCCTCGTATGTGCGTAAGTGCTATGAGGAAGCGAAGTCCGCGAAGTCAGACATTACAGAGCGACTGCTGCGTTGCGAACGTCAGCGTCGTGGTGAATATGATCCTGACAAGCTGGCGCTGATCCGTGATACCGGCGGCTCTGACATCTTCATGATGCTGACCGACATTAAATGTCGTGCTGCAGAGTCATGGATTAAGGACGTGATGCTGTCTGCTGGCGAGAAGTCGTGGAGCCTGACTCCGACGAAAGAGCCAGACGTACCAAATGAATTGCGCGATGAAGTGATCGAGACTGTCGTGATTGAAGCTGCCGAAGCAGAGATGCAAGGCGAAGCAGTCAACCCGCAGGTGATCAACATCCGCATGGGCGAGATCTATGAAGAGGTCAAAAAGCGCCTGAAGCATGAAGTCGAAGAAGCGGCCATGAAGATGGAGAACCGCATTCTCGATAAGCTGCAGGAAGCGAAGTTCAACTCCGTTGTTGGCGAGAACATTTATGACTTCGTTACCTTCCCGACTACCTTTGTGAAAGGTCCGATTGTCCGTAAGCGTAAGAAGCTAGGCTGGGGCAAGAACTGGACGCCGAAGGTTGAGGAAGTTATTGCTGAAGACTTCGAGCGCGTCAGCCCATACGATATTTTTCCGTCTCCTAACGCCGTCACAACCCAAGATGGCTACTTAATCCAGCGTCACCAACTGACTCGTGCAGACTTGGAAGCGATGCGCACGGCGCCACAGTTTGACGAGGACGCGATTGAGCAGGTGCTAATAGATTATGGAGAGCGCGGCGTTCAGGAGACTATGCAATCTGACTCGGAGCGTAACCTGCTTCAGGGCCGGAACAACACACTGGTAGGTACAGAAATCATCGAAGCGATTGAGTTCTGGGGACCAGTGTCAGGTCGCATGCTTCAAGAGTGGGGCATGGACAATGTAGAAGAGTTCAAAGAATACGAAGTCAATGTCTGGCTGTGTGGCAACTATGTCATGAAGGCTGCATTGAATGTCGATCCGCTGGGTCGCCGCCCCTACTCGAAGGCGTCATGGGAATCGATCCCGGGTGCTTTCTGGGGTTTGGCATTGCCGGAAATGATGCGTGACGTACAGACGGTATGTAATGCAGCAGCCCGCGCACTTGCTAACAATATGGGCATCGCGTCAGGCCCGCAGGTAGAAGTCTCTGTAGACCGACTGCCGGATGGCGAAGACCTGACCAACATGTATCCGTGGAAGATCTGGCAGACCACGTCTGACCGCACTGGTGGCGGACAGCGCGCTGTGAACTTCTACCAGCCGAACATGAACGCGGAGACATTGCTCAACGTCTACCAGTACTTCCAGAAGGTGGCAGACGAAGTAACCGGCGTACCTAACTATGTCTACGGAAGCACAAATGTTTCTGGTGCTGGTCGTACTGCTTCTGGCC